GCATTTAGGACGTATCTTCACCAATTTACCAACGCTGAGTGAGGAGTTTATTGAGTGTACGCCTGAAGATGCCGAGAGAATATTCGCAGTACAAGACGAAACAGACTACCTTTATTGCCACGTCTTCAATAAAGTTAATGCACTTCGTCCGATGCCAAAATTCGGTAACCCTCAATTTTGAGTACAATTTGTATGAACCCATTTACGTTGAAAGAGGAAAATGGAGGTCATCAAGTACCATGTGGAAAATGTTATAATTGTAAAATGAGACGTGCATCAAACTGGTCGGTAAGGTTAATGAATCATTACGAAGATGTCGGAAATGGCATCTTCGTAACATTAACTTATGACACCCGTTATGTTCCTATAACGAAAAAGGGTTTTATGACCTTGGAAAAAAAACACGTACAAAATTTTATTAAACGTTTAAGACAATGGCAAAAAGACGATCCAAAATCTATATCATATTACGCAGTTGGCGAATATGGTGGGAAAACATATCGCCCACATTACCACCTTATTTTATTCAACGCAAAAATTGAGTATATTGAAAAATCTTGGTCGGATTGCGTTGATAAAAGAAATGCCAAATTCCGTAAACTTGGAGAAATTCATTATGGTACATTAACACCGGCTTCTGTCGGATATACATTAAAATATATCTCTAAAGCAAAAAGAATCCCTTTACATGAAAATGATGATAGAATTCCTGAATTTGCATTAATGAGTAAAGGAATAGGTTTATCATATTTAAAAGAAAGTATGGTAAAATGGCATTTAGATAAGTCAAATGAAAGAATGTATATACCACTTACAGACGGAAAAAAAGCAAGTATGCCAAGATACTATAAAGACAAAATTTATTCAAAGGAACTTAAAGAACAAGCAGCTTTTTATTGGAAACAAAAAGCAGATTTGGAAAAAGAAAAACAAATTCTGGAATATGGTGACGATTTTCAAAGAATTAAGGAAGAACAATATTTTAACGGAAATAGAAAACTAAAAATTAATTCAACAAAAAAACAAGTTTTATGAAAGTAAAAAATTACATGAATAGGGAAAGTTTTTCAAAAAAGTACAAAGAATTCACTATGCCAAGTGAAACAATTCCAGACCAAACTATGAGCATGCGGGAAATATTAGACCGGCACGCAAGAGGTCTGGAAGTACCAACAAATATTCCAATATTTGAAAAAGAGGCAGATATTGACGATATTATGCCTGACCCACGTACAATGGATATATCTGAACGACAAGAATATGTACGTCAGGCAAAGGAAGAACTTAATCAAATTAAGGAAAAACTTAATAAGAAAGCTAAAAAACCCGTTCCGGAAGTAACGGACTTGTCCGTTATTGACGAAACGGAAGACAAGCGAAGCGCGTCAGCTCCGCACTAATCCCTTGATATATTAGTGCGGATTGACAGAATAAACGTATATTTGATAAGTGAATGAGTAAAAAGGTAGCGAAGCGGACGAAAAGCGAATGAACTTAAAAAAACAAAGTTTATGAAAGTCAAAACACACAAACAAGCAAAAAGAGATAATTTGTTGAACAAGATACCAAGAAACAAAAAGGAATTAAAAGCAGTAAACAAATTATTATTTAAGCTATTTACAAAAGACAAATTATATAAAAATCCTTTTAACAAAAAAAACTAAAATTATGGATCCAGTAACAGCAGGATTAATAATCGGCGGTATAGGACAGATTGGAAATACTGCATCTACACTATTAACAAATAAGGCACAAAAAAATTTATCTTTACAAATGTACAACATGCAACGTGCAGATGCATTAGCAGACTGGAACAGACAAAACCAGTATAATTCACCGGCTGCTCAAATGCAAAGATTTAAAGAGGCAGGACTATCACCTCATTTAATTTATGGTCAAACTAACGTAGCTCCTCCGGTTCGTTCCTCATCAGCAGATACTCCAAGATTGCAAGCTCCACAATTAGACGCCAATTTGCCACAAATGGCTATGCAGTTGGCAGCTCAACAACAAAGCATTAAGAATATGGAGGCACAAGAAAAGTTAATTCAAGCTCAAACTACTAAAGCACAAAGTGAAACAGATTGGAGAAATTATACAACTGGATATTTAAAAAATGTAGAGCCATGGAGAATGGAGTTACTTCAACAACAAGGTTTGCTTACTGGTGCAAAAGTTAGAACGGAAAATCAAGTTACTGAACTTACACAACAAAAAAGGCAGTTATTAACTGCTGAATTGCCAAGAGTAAAGGCTCAAACAAGCCAAATACTTGCTCAAACGAATTTAACTAATGAGCAAAAAGCTATGGTTTCTCAAACTATTGAAAATTTGAAAGTAACAAAGGAATTATTAGGTTATAAAGTAGATACACAAAAATTTGAAGCAGAAGCTTTTCAAAAAATTAGAGCCGCCGGTGTGGTAGGTTCAACATTATTTCAACTTTTAAGACTGCTAAAATAATTATTCACCATTTAAACATAATACTATGAGACGTAGAATGTCAAGACGTAGTTACGGCAAAAAACGTGGTAGGAAGCAAAAAACCTACTATGTAAGTCGTGGCGGTATTCGTCTTTAATATCCTAAAAAAACCGTTCCCCCTTTAGGGGGCGGAGGGGGTGAAATTCCCCCAAAAAATTATCTAATAACAAAAACAAAAACAATGAAACAAAATTTATTTAATTCAATTAAATTAACAAAGCCTAAAAAAAACACGTTTGATTTATCTCATGATGTCAAACTAACTACAAAAATGGGACAACTTACTCCCATTATGGTTCAGGAATGTGTGCCCGGTGACCAATTTAAACTATCATGTGAAAGTCTTATCAGGTTTGCTCCATTGGTTTCTCCCGTAATGCATAGAATGGACGTGACAATGCACTATTTCTTCGTCCCCAATAGAATTTTATGGCCTAACTGGGAAAAATGGATTACTGATCCAGCCAGTGGAATAGTAGCTCCTAACATTAGACTGCAACCATGGTCAGGGTGGCAAACAAACGGATATAATAAATTTTTTGATTATATGGGTGTACCACCTGTACCAGCATCAGGTACATTTGATATGCGTATATCAGCTTTACCATTTGCTGCATATCAAGCTATTTATAATGAATTTTATAGAGACCAAAATCTGGTTAATGAAGTAAACTATAAATTAACTGATGGAGACAATAATGGTAATGTTGCAGAATTGTTGAAATTAAGAAATCGTGCATGGGAACACGATTATTTTACATCATGTTTACCATGGGCACAAAAAGGTGCTGCGGTTGATATACCTTTGGGCGAAGTAGAGTTAATTGATGCACCTTACAATGATATGCTTGTAAGAGACAAAGTAGACGGAAGTCTTGCAGTCGCTGGAGATTTAACAACTGATGCTACTGGTGTAATGCAAGCAAAATTAGCAGCTGGTCCCGGTGCAAATGAAGATGCAGTTATTGACCCTAATGGAAATTATGTAGTTGGAAGTACTACAATTAATGAGTTACGTCGTGCATTTAGACTACAAGAGTGGTTAGAAAAGAACGCAAGAGGGGGAACACGTTATATTGAAAATATACTTTCGCATTTTGGTGTCAAAAGTAGCGACAAACGTCTTCAACGACCTGAATACATTACTGGAGTAAAAAGCCCTGTTATAATCAGTGAAGTATTAAACACTGCTGGTACTTTCGAAGCCGGAAATCCTGATGAGCCGACTTCACCAGCAACTGGTACAATGGCAGGTCATGGTATTTCAGTAACATCAGGAAATTACGGAAATTATTTTTGTGAAGAGCATGGTTATATTATTGGAATTATGTCAGTTTTACCAAAAACCGCATATCAACAAGGTGTACCAAGACATTATGCTAAAGCAGATCCGCTTGATTATTTCTGGCCTTCATTCGCTCATATTGGCGAGCAAGAGGTCAAAAACAAAGAGTTATTCGCTTATACAACAAATGATGAGGATACATTCGGATATGTTCCAAGATATGCAGAGTATAAATACAATCCAAGTCGTGTCGCTGGCGATTTTAGGTCAACTTTAGATTTTTGGCATTTAGGACGTATATTCACCAATTTACCCACGTTGAGTGAGGAATTTATTGAGTGTACGCCCGAAGATGCAGAGCGAATATTTGCAGTACAAGACGAAACAGATTATCTTTATTGTCACGTGTTCAATAAAGTGTCTGCTTTACGTCCAATGCCAAAATTTGGAAATCCTCAGTTTTGAGTACAATTTGTATGAACCCATTTACGTTGAAAGAGGAAAATGGCGGTCATCAAGTACCATGTGGAAAATGTTATAATTGTAAAATGAGACGTGCATCAAACTGGTCGATAAGGTTAATCAATCATTACGAAGATGCCGGAAATGGCATCTTCGTAACATTAACTTATGATACCCGGTATGTTCCTATAACGAAAAAGGGTTTTATGACATTGGAAAAAAAACACGTACAAAATTTTATTAAACGTTTAAGACAATGGCAAAAAGACGAGCAAAATTCTATATCATATTACGCAGTTGGAGAATATGGCGGGAAAACATATCGCCCACATTACCACCTTATTTTGTTCAACGCAAAAATTGAGCATATTGAAAGATCTTGGTCGGATTGCGTTGATAAAAGAAATGCCAAGTTTCGTAAACTTGGAGAAATTCATTATGGTACATTAACACCAGCATCCGTTGGATATACTTTAAAATATATTTCTAAAGCAAAAAGAATCCCTCTACATGAAAATGATGATAGAATTCCTGAATTTGCATTAATGAGTAAAGGAATAGGTTTATCATATTTAAAAGAAAGTATCGTAAAATGGCATCTAGATAAGTCAAATGAAAGAATGTATATACCACTTACAGACGGAAAAAAAGCAAGTATGCCAAGATA